CCTCGACGACGTCGCCCCGCGCGGCGAGGTCATCCGCTTCGACCGGCGCGAGGACGTCGCGGTCGCCGCCGATCCCGTCAGCGCACCCCTGGAGGACTGACCATGACTGACGCCCTGTTCGCCGTCGACGTCGAGAACCGACGCATCCGCGGCCTGCTGCTGCCCTACGGCGAGATGTCTCGCCCGAACGTGTCTGGCACCGAGCCGGTCATGTTCTCCGCCGGCACTGTGGAGCTTCCCGCCGACCCGAGCATCGTGACCCTGAACGCCGGGCACGACGCGCTGGAGCCCCGCGGCCGTGCCGTCGAGCTCGAGGAGACGGACGCGGGAATCGTCGCGGAGTTCGAGATCGCTCGCACGCCCGAGGGTGACGCGCTGCTTGCCGAGGCGCAGCAGGAGCCTCGCCCGCGTCTGAGTGCCGAGCTTCGCGCGCTGGTCCGCCGGGGCGCGAACGCCGTTTCGTCGCGTCTGCGGGGCGCTGCCGTCGTCCCTGTGGGCGCTTTCCAGTCGGCGGCACTGTTCGCCGCACTCGACCCCGTGGCAGAGGCCGCAGTCGAGGAGATCGCAGAAGAGATCGCGGATGCCGTGATCGACGCACTAACCACCGATGAGGCAGACGCCCTGTCGGACACCACCGAGGGCGCAGTGCCTGAGGCAACCTCTGAGGAGAATGACGTGACCGGTACCCCGGCTGTCGTGCCCGCGGGTCTCGTGCCCCCGGCGCAGAAGAAGGACGAGACCACCGCGGACGGCCTGTTCGCCGCCATCGCCGCCGTGAAGGGTGGCAACCCCGACGCCGTGAAGGCGTACGCGGGCGGTGACGCCATGTTCGCGATCGCGACTGTGCAGCACTCCGGCCCGTCGACCGTGACCATCGGCGCAGACGTGCAGCAGCCCGCGTACGTCGGCGAGCTGTGGAAGCGTCGCCCGTACAAGCGACGCTTCGTCCCGCTCGTGAACCACGGCACACTCACCAACTACCAGGTGATCGGATGGCAGTGGGACGACGCCAAGGAGCCCAACGTCGGCGACTACACCGGCAACACCGCCGAGATCCCGTCGAACGCCGTCGACACGAAGCAGGTGACCGCGACCGCGGCCCGCATCGCCGGCGGCCACAAGATCGACCGCCGCTACCTCGACTTCAACGACCAGGGCGTGATCGCGTCGTACTTCACCCACATGGTCGAGGACGTCGCTCGCAAGACGGACGCCAAGGCCCTCGCCGGCATCATCGCCGCCTCGACGGCCACCACGCCCGGCACCGTCCCCTCCGGTGTCGCCAAGGGCCTGGCAGCGATCGTCGACGGCGCACTCGACGTCATCGCGACCGACAACGCCCCGTCGTTCGCACTCGTCGACTCCGCGCTCTGGCGAGACATCGTGCTCACCGGCCGCGACGAGGTGCTCGGCTACCTGCAGGCGGGCTTCGGTCTCGAGGAGGGCAGCCTCGACGGCTTCAAGATCCTCCCCGCGACGATCGGCACCTCGACGAACGCGGGCAAGCAGGTCATCGTCGGAGCCAAGGAAGCGCTCACCTTCTACGAGCTCGGCGGCGAAGCGCCGATCCGAGTCGAGGGCATCGACCCGCACCACGGCGCATTCGACCCGGCCGTGTTCGCCTACTGGGCGACCATCACCAACAACGCCGCCGCGCTCCGCGTCGTCACCACGGTCTGAGCGACAGGGGCGTAGGCAGTGGCTACCTGGCATACCAGAGACAGCGCGCGCGAGCAGTGGCTCGACGCTGAGACGATCAGCGACGACCTGCTCGACGTCCTGCTCGAGGTCGCCAGGGATCAGGTCATCGCCTACGCCCCGGCATCGGGCACGGTGATTCCGGGCGGCGACGTCCTGCCCGGCGAGGACCTCTACCCGGTGGACCTCGCGACCCGATACGCCTACGGCCAACTCCGGCAGGCGCAGAACCTGTGGAACGCCGGCCGCGTCGACTCGTCGGGAGGCGTCGGAGATGGTGGCGACTTCGTCATGCGTCCGATGCCGCTCGACTGGCACGTGAAGCAGATCCTCCGCCCGCGGAAGGGACGCCCGCGTGTCCGCTGAGCAGACCGTCCGCGCCTACCTCGTGGAGCAACTCGCCCTGCCGGATGAGTGGCACGTCATCCCAGAGCAGCGATTCCCCGACACGATCGCCAAGACGACCGTCGTGTTGCAGCACGTGCGCATCGAACCGCTGCCCGAAGCACCGATCGGGCACATGAGGCACGAGGTCGTCCTGTCGGTCATAGACCCTCGCAGCGACATTGCCGCCGCCGAGGACGCACTCGACGACACCGTCACCCAGATCCTGATCCGCGTCGACGGGCTCGCCCACGTTGGCTGGACCGTCGCCGAGAAGGTCCTCCACAGCGACCGGCCCGCGTGGAACCTCACCCTGTTCGTCATCACTGAGTCCGCCGCGCCGGACCCCGAACCGACCCCCGAGGGAGTCTGACCATGGCTGTCATCGCCGCAAACATCCGTCTCATCAAAGCGACCTTCAAGCTCGGTACCGACACGTACACCGAGCACGTGTCGCAGTACGAGTTCGTCCCCAACACCCCGTCGATCAGCTACACCGACGTGGGCGGCGTCGTTCACAAGCTCGCTGCGGACGAGTCCGACTGGGCTCTGAACCTGACCCTGCTGCAGGACTTCTCGGCGACTGGTCTCGCAAAGTACATGCTTGACCACGCCGGCGACGAGGTCGAGGTGGAGATCGTGGACGGGCCGGCCACGTGGACCGCCGATGTGACGTGCGTGCCGCCCCGCATCGGCGGCGCACCGAAGACTGTCGGCACGTCGCAGCTCGCCCTTCCCAGCTCCAAGCCCACCTGGGCTGCGACCCCCGCCTGATAGACCGATGACGGGCCGTATCAGCGCGCTCGTCTCCCGGGACATGCAGACCCTCATCGCCGCCGCCGAGAGTCTCGACCGGGAGGTGGCGACGCAGAACCGCAAGCACACCCGCGCGAACATCGAGCCGATGTGGCGCGAGGAGGTCACGTTCCGCACGGGCACGCGCCTGCAGACGCGCGTCCTGGTGGACACCGCCCGCGTGAGCGTCCGCGACTCCAACGTGACCCTGAAGGCCGCGCACATCGGCAAGGTGCACGGCACCCCCGCCGACCGGCTCAAGGGTGGAGCCGAGTTCGGCGCGAACCCGAACAAGCTCATCCGGCAACGCTCGCGCAAGGGGAAGACCTACAGTCGTCGACTCGGCAACGGTTTCGGCGCTCCGCGACGCTCGGGCAACGTGTTCCACCCGGCCGTGCGCGCCTTCGGACCGCGCGCGGTGTCGCTGTGGATGCAGACGACCGCCCGCACCGTTGCCGAGACATTCGAGAAGGCAGGGGCCTGATGGCTGGGTATCAGGTCGGCATCGCCTCCGAGACGAAGGCATTCAAGCAGGGCGTCGAGACGGGCATCATCGAACCCCTCGAGGACGCCCAGCGAGAACTGCTGAACCTCGGCAAGTCCAAGGGACCCGAGCAGCTCGAAGCTGAGATGCGCGGCGCGCAGACAGCCACCGAGAAGCTCTCCGACGAGACCAAGAAGACCGCCGACGATATCGAACGCGAGTACAAGCGCGCGTATCGGGAAGCCCGCGAGGCGTCCGACGACGGCGTCGGGAAGATGAAGGCGGGGGCACAGGAGCTCCAATCTGAGGTCGGCCAGAACATGGGCGAGGCCTTCTCGTCGTTCCGCGGCGAACTGGAGGACATCGGGCAGATCGGTCAGGACACCCTCGGTGGCCTCGCCGGCACCGTGTCTCAGATGGGACCCGCCGGCATCGTCGCGGGTGCCGGGCTCGGTGTCGCTGCCGGTGCTGTCGGTCTCGTCGCCGACTCCTTCACGAAGGCCAAGGAAGCGAGCGACGAAGCCAAAGAATCCGCCTACGAGTACGGGCTGACCGTCGCTGAGTCCGGCAAGTTCGCCGACACCGCCGCACGCATCAACGAGCTGACCGGGTCCATCGAAGGCCTCAAGCAGGTACAGGACATCGCCACCGTGTCCGGCTGGGCGCAGAAGGACGTACTCACCGCGATGGCTACGGGTGACGGGCTGCCCGCTCTCACGAAAGCGTTCGACGAGGGCGCGAACTCGACCCTGGTCGCCACCGGCCGAGTGAACGAACTGCAGGGTGCGCTGGACGGCACCGCTCAAGGGTTCGACCTCGCCACAGGTGCGGCGGATCTCAACGCCTCCGCCCTCTACGACCTGGCCACCAAGGCCGGCAAGGCAACGGGCGACGTCGACTACCTCAACCGCACGATCGTCGAGATGCCGGACGGCAAGCGGATCGTCATCGACGCCGCAACCGAACAAGCCCACGAAGAGATCGACGCTGTCGACAGTCACCAACCCGCCGACAAGACCGTGAAGGTGAACGCGGATACCTCCGATTGGGATGCCGCGGTCAACCGGATCAAGGCGGCGGGCATCACCGTGAACGGCAACATCCGCTACCGAACCCCTGACGGCAGGTACCTCGAATGAGCGCGACGTTCACCCGCTACCCCTACACCGGCCCCGCCGATCAGCTCACCCCGGTCGCGATCGAAGCACCCTGGACCTCCGCACGCGCCACTCGCACGATCGCGCACCAACTCCTCGAGTCCGAGACCGCGGTGTACACACTCCGGCACCCAGGACCTCGCACCGGCTCGATGCTGCTGCACTTCGCATCCTCCGCGGATGCCCACGCCGCGGCGGAGTTCTTCTCTACGCCGGCAGAGTTCGACCTCTTCCCCGTGGATCCGCCCGAGCTGGCCGCGCGCTTCGTTGTCGTCGGCGGCAGCATTCCGGTCACCCAGACGGCTGTTGACTGGACCGTCACGTTGCCGTGGTCTGAGGTGCTCCCGTGACCTCGGTCGCCTACCAGTACGTCGCCGACGTATGGGACCCGGATACCGAGGCGTGGCTCCCGCTCCCGGTCACGAACATCCGGCCATCTGCCGACAAAGACAGGGTCCCGTTCACGATGGCGACTCTGGACCTCGGCCCGCTGCTCGCAGACATGGTCGATCTCCTCGACCCGCGTCGCAATAGTCCAGCCATCGGCGCGTCCGTGCGATGGCAGATCACCCAACTCAGCGATACCGGCGACATCATCGGACAACTCCCCGCCGAGGCTCCCGCGGTCATGTGGCCCCGCGACCTCACTCGATCGCTCGGCGCAGCGCAGCTCACCCTTCACGGCGGCGAATCGATGATCGACGACAAGGTGTGCATCGACCCCGTCTACGGCGCGACGATCCCCAACACCTGGGCCGGCGAGCCCGTCCGCACCCTCGTCGAGTGGGCGCTCGAAGGGGTGTTTCCGGGCCGCACCGACAACACCGTCACCGCAAGCGGCGACCTGGGAGCCGCGGCGCTCGACACGCCATCACTTCCCGCCGAAGCCGTCGCGGTCGGCGAGCAGTTCGCACCCGTCATCGAGTACCAACTGACGGCCCTCGGATGCCGCCTGTACGACCCGTGGGGACATGGATGGGTCGTTTCCGGCCGGGAGACGCCTCCAACATTCGTGGGCGCGCCGGCCGCCGTCAAACTGAGCACCCACACCGTGGGCGACAACCCCGCGCTGCCGCCCGATGTCCTGCCGATCGTCACCGGGCTGGAGGACCGCATCAGCCGCGACACCGACTGGGCTGACGTCGTTATCGCCCGCGGCGTCGAGACATGGGCCGACGCGACACGCTCCTGGCAGCACACCGCCACCGCGGCACAGGGCACTCGTGGGCGGATCGTCGAGATATCCGAGCGTCGCCCCGACTTCAACATCGCGGCCGACATCGCGAACCGGGCACTGCGCCGCGGCCGCGACATCTCGATCACCGCCCGAGCACGCCTGGACATCCTCCCAGGAATGGATATCGAACTGTACCTGCGTGACGAGACCATCGCAGCCATCGTCGCCTCGGTCGACTGGGACCTCGATCAGGGAAGCATGACCATTCATGCTCAGTCAGCAGTGGACGGTACACCCTCGCTCGAGACGGGGGAGTCCGAGACCTCTGCACGAACAGCCGACGCCGTCTACGACGAGCTCAACGGAACGATCACCGCTCTCGGCGACGGCCTCGACAGCCACGTCGACGGGCGCATTCGAATGCACGATGCAGCCGCGGAACGCGAGATCGCTCGGGGGGGAATGTGGCGATGACCATCGTCGACGACAACTGGACCTTCACGACTGACAGCGACGCCCCCGCGCGGTCGCTAGTAACCGACTGGCTACCCCGGATCCGCCCCTTCGTCGCGAGCAAGTTCGGATGGCTCGAACGCCGCGGCAACTGCATGGTCACCGTCGATGACCTCATCCAGGTCGCATCGATCGCCCTCATGCGCCACGCCGAACGATGGGGCGACAACCTCGCCGACTCCCTCGGCGTCGATCCCGAGACGGCGTTCGACGGCGGCCCGAACGCAGGCCTCTTCTGGACCACCCTCAGAGAAGACGTCGAACGCGCCATCTACGCATACCGCCACCGGGACGCCAAGGACGACGAGTTCATGGACAGCTTCGACAACCGCGGCGAGGATGACGAGAGCGACGCGGAGAAGCGGACATCGCTCCGCACACCGGGCAATGGGTTCACCTGGGGAGTCATCCGCGAGAACGTGGTGGACTACTACATGTTCCTGCCGCAGCGAGACCGCGTCATGATCGCGCTTCGCTACTTCGACGACCTCACGCATACCCGCGTCGCCGAACTCCTGGGGGTCAACACTTCCACCGTGCGCCAGCGAGACAAGGTGCTACGCGACGAGTGGGTCACCGTCGCGCGCAACCAGTACGCGGAGCACCCCACACCGCTGGCGGATCGTCGGTCGAACATCAAGTGGGAACCGTCAGAGCTGCTCACCACCTACATCCGTGACCGTTGGCGCAAGGACGTCCACGAGTACCTGGGCATCTTCACCATCGCCCTCCGAGAAGACATCGGCTACCTGTCCGAGATCCTCAGCTCGGAACGCACCTACGCCGGCGACGCGCACGCCGCCAGCCGCATCCTCTCGCCCTACCAAGACGCACAAATCGACAAGTGGTACGCCGCTGGCATGAGCATGCGCGACATCGCCCGCGACCTCGGCGTCGCCTACCACCTCGTCACGACCTACGTAGCGAGCGGACGATCCTCCGTCACGGCCTGACGAGTTGGGTGGAGAAAAGTGCGAAGCTCCGCGCTAGAGCTTCGTCGGGAAGTCCCTGAACATATCGTCGAGATCGTCGTTGATCCTCTTGTCGATCGCTTCGTTGATGAGACGCTCCTCCTCCTCGGGGGTCGCGTCTTCCGGAATCGGAACGTTGATATCGCTCATGTGATGAACCGTAGCGCGTGCGGTCCGCAACAGGGGTGTCACTGCAGACACCGACGGCGGTTCGCGAGGTGTGTCACCTGACACACCTCATACGATCCGGGGATGACCACGGATCCATCCGGAACATTCAACGTCGCGGTGTCGCTCAACGCTCTCGTGAGGGCCGTGCTCAGCGAGGCCCAGCCGACCGCACCCAAGCGTGGATTCACCAAGAAGGAAGCGGCACGGTACCTCGGTCTCTCCGAGTGGACGATCGATGCCGAGGTGCGCGCGAACCGGCTCGCGGGCAAGCGCCGAGGCACGACCGTACTCTTCGATCGCGACGAGCTCGACAGGTACTTCGACCATCTGCCTGAGCACATCTAGTCCGCAGAAAGTCCGCAGAAGTGCCAGCGGGCCACACATTGCGCCAATCGCGGCCAATCAGTGAATTCGCCCGCTGATCAGGCATATCGGAGCGCGCCAACGATTGCCAATCGTCGCCAATCAAGCGGAGTACAGAACCCGGCGTACAGGCCGGCCCATTCGCCTTATCCCGCTTGACCGGGTCTTTACTGCTCAACCCTGGTCCGCAGTCCGCCGAGAGTCCGCGGAATCTACGAATAGCACTGAATCGACGGCGTCGCGCGTCCGGTCGTCGGAGTCTGGCCACAGGTGCGAGTAGGTGTCGAGCGTCTCGGCGGCTGTCGCGTGACCGAGGCGCGCCTGGACCACCTTCACCGATTCTCCGTACCGGATGAGCAAGCTCGCGTAGTAGTGCCGCAGAGCATGCAGCCCCGTGCCCGTGGCCTCCGTCAGCTTCGCCTCACGACGAGCGCGCTCGAACGCGTGCCCGAACCGGGGGCGCGTTATCGGCCTGCCGGTGAGAGTGAACAGCAGCCCATTGTCGGCGACGTCATAGGTTGCCAGGTGATCGTTCAGCGCGGCAATAACGACTCGGGGGAGCGGCACCACGCGGTCGGATGCCTCCGTTTTCAGAGGTCCAAACTCAGCGAGCCCGCCTGCCTTGGTCACGAGTTGCCGGTCAACCGTCACAGCCGGATTCTTCCCGAGCAACCGCAGTCGGTCGCGCGTGAGCCCTAGCGCTTCACCCTGGCGCAGACCGGTGCCTGCGACGAGCACGATCAGCGCCCGCAACTCCGCGGGCACCGCGTCGCGGATGATCTCTACCTGCTCGAGCGTGAGCGGTGTCACGCGGGTCTTGCCGAGCTTCGGCAATCGAATGTCGACGCAAGGCGACTCGGGGATCTTCTTGTCTCGCACAGCGGCGCGGAAGACGGTACCCACCACTTTGTGTATGAGCGCGACCGATGAGGGCGCGAGCGCGGCTCGGCCTTCTGCCTCTGTGCTCATCCGCTTGACGAGCGCTTGAATCGTCGACGGCATTATCGACGCGAGCGGCATGTCGCCGATCACAGGGTAGACGTGCAGCCGCAACCGGGATTCGTAGCTGTCGGCCGTCTGATCGCGGTGCACCTGCGATGTCCGCCATTGCTCCGCATACTCACGGAATGTGACGCGCCCTGCCCGGGGATCGACATACTGCCCTGTGAGCACTGATGTCGCGACTTCATCGAGCCACCGCTGAGCATCCCGCTTCAACTTGAAGTGGCGCGCATGTTCCTTGCCCGCTGCGTCGCGATACCGTGCTCGCCAGACGCCATCAGCACGTTGCTTAATGCTTGCCATCGTCGAACCACCTGTACGGCTCCGCGGATTCGCCCTCTACGTCGCCCTCGACGACCAACTCGTGCGGGAGCTGCAAGTCCGCATGGGCGAGCCGCTCTGCTGCGGTCGCATTCAGGTCCCAGCCGATCAACTCGTCCCGCAACGAGCCGGCACCGTGCTCTGCCTCGTACTCGCTAGCGGCTCGCGCCAATTCGCTCACGGCTCGGTCAAAGTCGCCGGCGGCTGCCACGAGCCGTGCGTCAGCCTTTTCCGCTGCGATCAGCGAGGTGAAGAACAGGTATGCCGGTGCCGTTCGGCTCAGTTCGTCGACCGTCATGTCCAGAATCTCCGCGATCGCGTAGGCCTCGTTCAGGCGGACTGGTCGATCGCCGGATTCAACTCGTTGCACTGTCTGCTGGTGGAATCCGAACCCGCGATCCTTCATTTGCCTGGCTAGATCAGTCTGGGAGACATCTTGGGACTCACGCGCGCGCTTCATGTTCGTGCGGAAGTTCAGTTCGTGGCTGGGTTCGGTCATGGGACGAGTCTCCCACAACAAATCATTCGCGCGCCACCTAATGTTTTGCTTGACAACGACGCACGACCAGCCCTAACATCAGAACGTCAGCATTTCGGCTGACGAGATGTTGTGAGGAGTCGAGATGTCGACAGCCACTTCGCCGGTTACGCCGGCACCCCGCTTCTACTTCGTGAGCGAGGTCGCGGCCGAGCTTCGAAGAACGGAGGCGAGCGTCCGGTGGCTTCTCCACACGGGGCAGCTAAAGGCGGGAAAGATCGCGGGCCGCACCGTTGTGAAGCCCGAGGAGCTCGAGCGGTTCATCGAGTCCGGCTTCGAAGCTGGAGGGGCGCGATGACCTCGCGTGGAACCAGTGGGACGATCCTGCCCCCGCATGGCGCGGAGTCCCTTCTGGACTGGGCGACTCGGCAGAGCAATCCGAGCAAGCCGAACGTCGACAACAACGCCGCTATCGACGCGGCCAACATGGCCATTCACGACCGCCTCCACGGAAGGAGCGCGACATCGGACGACGCTACTACGGCCCCTCTGAGCCAACTCTCCGCTGGGCACAGCCTGAACCACTCACGCTCGACGAACGCCGACGCCTGATGCACCTGCGGCAGACGCTCCAGTCCGCGACTGCCGCCGGCACCGCGATCGCAAACGCCATCGCAAACAAGAAGAACGGCCCCGCTGCAACGGGACCGTTCGAGAACACCACTGAGGAAACCAACGATGTCTGAGTCCACTGTAAACCCCACACCCCCCACCGCACCGGCAACCCCCGCCTGGGCCGCTGACGTCGAGCCCGACGACGATGGCCGCTTCAACTTCGGCCAGTGGCACGCCTGGGGAAAGACGAAGCTCCGCCTTGAGCGATATGACGAGGGCGGGAAGGTCGGGCAACTTGAAGTCGAGGTTCGGTTCGGTAACCAGGTGGTCGACATCCCGATCCTGATCGCCGGCGAACTCAGCGTCCTGCTCGACCGGGTGCTTGAGGAAGTCCCCCTCGCGGAGGTGATGCGCGACGTCCGCGCCTACGCCGACACGACGGAGTCCGAGGCCATCGATACGTCCGGGTCCCGGGACCCGGACGCATCGGATGTAGTCGACGCGAGGTTCGCGGGCGGGCCGATCCTCGTGGATCAAGACGAATACCTGGACCAGAACGTGGTCAAGTTCGGCATCCCCGGCGCCAACGACGTGCCGCTGTTCCCCCACGAGGCACGAGCACTCGCTGAGGCGCTCAGCCGTCATGCCGATGCAATCGACGCCCCCAGGGGCACCCTCCGACGACCGATCGGCACCGACGACGCCCTCCGGGAGCTCGACAACGAGTGATCGCCTACACACCCACTCAGGACCCCTGCGCCAGCACGATCGGCGCAGGGGTTCCTGCTGTCCAACAACTGAACACCGCGGGAGGCACACGATGAACGCCTACGACTGCCGAGACCGCCGCGAGTCCACAGACGGACCGTGGATCAACCAGCACACCTACGACCCGATCAGTGGCTGGTGCTACTGGTCCTGCGGATGCCGCGTCGATGGCCGCGTCATCAAGAACAAGACGGGAGACGTGATCTACCCCGGCACCGGGCTGAGCGAGGCCGACAAGCCCAAGTTCGCCGCGTGGGCGCAGGCCGAGAACGACAAGCAGCGCGCGGAAGCTCTCGCCCGCGGCAAGGCCCACCACCTGAATCGGAGGGCCGCGTAATGGCAGGTGTTCCATTCGAACTGACGACTGCGAGCGACTTCGTGCAAGTGCGCCTCGAGCTGATGCGCTACCTCCACGACCCTCTCGCCGCGATCGTCTTCACGCGGATCCAGTTCCGTACCAACGACGACAGTCGCGCATGGGTCGAGCATGACGGCCGCCGCTGGTGGACCGTCACCTTGGGCGACCTCGCCGCCGAGATGGGAGCTACGGAGAAGCAGATCCGCCGCGTGATGGACGACCTCACCGAGCGGGGCGCGCTCATCCGCGAGCAACTCAAGCAGGCGGGTCCGTACGACCGTCGCTACTCCTACTCGCCCGTAATCACCGAAGTGCCCTCAGGGGCACATCGTGTGCCCTCAGGGGCAGATGTACAAGTGCCCTCAGGGGCACTTCTTCCTCTTATCAAGAACAGAGAAGAAGCAGCAGGCGGAAGCTCTCATCCATTCGATGGGAACGCACGCCGAGCACTTACGACTCTGATCGAGGACCGACGACTCCCGCTCACGCTCGACGAGCTGATGAGCTACGCGTACACCCTCGGAAACGGCGACCCATGGGCCGGGTACCGCCTCATCAACCAGCGCACCGTCGACGCCATCACCGACGCCCGCAACCCTGCAGCCGTCCTCCGCACCCGGCTGAAGGCAGAAGCCGCATGACCGCCCACCACCGGGACCCGCTGTACATGCGCAACGCCCGCATCATCCGCAAGCAGGTCAACGCCGAGCACAAGGCCGGACGCCCCGTCCCCTGCCACAAGTGCGGCAGAGAGATCCAGCCCGGTCAGCGATACGACGTCGGCCACCGCATCGACGCCAGCCGTGGGGGAACCCACGACCTATCGAACCTCGGACCCGAGCACCGACGAGAGAACCGTGCAGCCGGCGGACGCCTCGGCGCACTCACTACGAACACCACCAGCCGTAAGTCGAGAGGACTTCCCACATGGTGACAACCCCTGTACGCCCCGCAGAAGCCACAGAACCCGACCCGACCAACCACGGGCCGGGTTCTTTGAGCGAGACCGGTACAACCCCCGCTTCGGCTCTCACAGGCGCGGTTTTGTTCGACGCTGAGCCGTGGCTCGCTCTGCGGGCTGAGGCGACGCCCCCGCTCCACGTGTCGGAGATCGTCACGACCGAGGAGGACCGCCGCGAGTTCCTCCGCGGTGCGATGATGCTGAGGTTCTTCGGAAGCCGCGCGATGCGGGGACGCGAGCCCAAGGCTCAGCAACTCCTCGTGGTCGACGTGCTCGCCGCCGGACAGCCGCGGAACGCGGTCCTGCTGCCGCGCCGGTCGTCCAAGTCGACGACGCTGATCGCGATCGGTCTGGGCCGTGCGGAGGCCCGCGAGGACTATCGGGTCGCGATCCTCACGATGACGACCGGTAAGGCGGGACGGTCGCGGTTCATGAAGGACGTCGCGCCCGCTCTCGAGCGGTCGGGCGTCGACTGCAAGATCGTGCGCGCGGCCGGACAGGAGCGCGTCGAGTTCCCCGACTCGGGCGGGATGGTCGCGTGGCTGTCGACCATGGACGACCTCCGCGGCGAGGCGTTCGACATGATCATCCTCGATGAGTCGGGCGAGCCCGACCCGCAGAAGGTGGAGGACACCCTCGCCGCGGCGCTGCCGACACTGGACACCCGCCCGGGCGCGCAGATCGTCGTCGCTGGCACGGCGGGCAAGTACCGAGTCGGGAACTTGTTGTGGGATTGGCTCGTACTCGGTCGTGCTGGCCGCGCGGCGATCCTCGAATACGCGATGCCCGAGACGGTGCAGGACGAGGACCTCGACGACTGGGACACTGTCGAGCCCCTCATCCTCGCTGCACACCCTGGCATCGGCACGCTGACGACGCTGGACGCGGTGCGCGGCAACTGGGAGACCCTGCCGCGCAGGGTGTTCGCTGCCGAGTACGGCGGGCTGTTCGGCGACGAGGGCGGCACGGTCAACCTGTTCGACCCGCTGAAGTGGGCACGAACCGGACTCGACGGGGCGCTGCCCGCTCCGCCGGAGCGGTTCTCGCTGGCGTTCGCCTCGCACCCAGACGGCATCGCCGTGTCGATGGTTGCCGCCTGGCGCGACGACGACGGTCACGCCGTGCCGCTGCTGCTCGACAGCGTCGACGGGATCGACAAGGCCGCGCCAATCCTGCTCAAGTTCGCCCGCAAGTACCGGATCCCGCTCGTCTACGACGCGGGCAATCAGGTGAACCTGCTGCTGGTCGAGAAGCTGAACCAGGCGAACCCGCGCCCGAAGCTTGAGCCGCGCGCGTTCATGGAGGTGAAGAAGGCCGCGTCGCTCGTGGTCGAGGAGGTCGACCGGGAGAACGTGCGCCATTGGCGCGAACAGGTGCTACTGAACGAGTCCATCCATCGGACGATGAAGCGCAAGTCGGGCGACCGCGGGTGGCTGCTGGGCCGGGACCCGAAGCGTCCCGATGATGACGTGACGCCGTCCGAGGCGTGGGCGCTGGCGCAGCTGCACTTCGACACCACCAAACCGAAGGCCAAGGCGCGAGGGCGGGTGGCCGCGTGAGGGGGCGCATCCGGATCGACGCGTCCTCAGTCACGTTCCTCGCGCTGTGCGACGACTGCCCTGGCTGGTGGGCGCTCGAGTTTTCACGATTGGACGCGTGGCGTTCGGCTAGGCATCATGAGCGAGAATCGCACCCAGGCGCTAAGCAATCAACCAAGATGCTCAATCATCTGACGCGACCCCGAGCAAATTGATAAGTCCGGGAGACCATGGAAGTACATGGGACTCCTGGACTTTCTCACTAAGCGGACCCGGATGGTGGAGCTGGCCACCTCCGGGTCCTCTTCGTACGCACTGCCGCAACTCGTGTCTCCACTCGCCGGGTCGACGTCTCAGATGTCGCGACTCGCATGGTCGGAGTTCTACGCCGGCGAGATCGGCGAGCTGTCCCGTGAGGGCGCTCTGCAGATCCCCGCCATCAAGAAGGCTCGCAACATCCTGGTCACGTCGATCGCTGGCGCTCCTTTGCGTCAGTACCGCGGGGAGACCGAGATCGAACGGGACTGGCTGCACAACTCCGCGTCGGGGATCTCGCCGTGGCACCGTATGGCCGCGACCGTGGACGACCTGATCTTCTACGACTGGGCATGCTGGGCCGTCAGCCGCGACTCCGATGGGACGATCCTCGACGCTCTGCGGATCCCCTACGAGCGGTGGGCGATTGACGACCTGACAGGCGTGGTCACGGTCGACGGCAACGTGGTCAGCGCCGAGGAAGTCATCGTCTTCCCCGGGGCCGGCGACGGCGGACTGCTCGCCACAGGAGCGCAGACCATCAAGGGTTACAAGGCCCTCGAGCGTGCGTGGATCGGCCGGGCGCAGAACCCCATCCCGCTCGTCGAACTGCACCAGACCACTGACGACCCGCTGACCGATGGTGATGAGCAGGAAGAGGAAGACGAGATCGGCCGGCTCGTCGACGAGTGGGCCGCCGCCCGCCTCTCTCCGAACGGTGCCGTGGGTTACACGCCGCACAACATCGAGGTGAAGGTGCACGGCAACGTCAGCGCCGACCTGTTCGAGCAGGGCCGCAACGCCGCCGTCCTGGACGTGGCGCGCACCACCGGGGTTCCCGCCTCGCTTCTTGACGGCGCGCAGACCAACGCTTCCCTGACCTACGTCACGACCGAGGGCAAACGCTCCGAGTTCGATGCGCTGTCGCTCCCGCAGTGGCGCGACCCGATCGAGGCGCGGCTTTCCCTCGACGACGTCGCCCCGCGCGGCGAGGTCATCCGCTTCGACCGGCGCGAGGACGTCGCGGTCGCCGCCGATCCCGTCAGCGCACCCCTGGAGGACTGACCATGACTGACGCCCTGTTCGCCGTCG